GCCCACGTCCGGTTGGAGCGCGCCACCAGACCACCCGGCCCCCACCCCACGGCGGTCGCCGACGAGTTCGCCCTCGGCTGGCAGGACCTCGCCGAAAGCTGCTGCCTGCGCCACTGGGAGAGCCGCGGCCACGGCGACGAGCACGACACCGACCACTGCACCCGGAAGGACCACCACGCATGAGCGCCATCAGCCGAGACGGACGGGCCATCGTCGAGGCCGTCAACAGGGTGTCGACGCAGGTCGGACGCCTCGTCGACGCCCTTGCGGCGGGCACCGACGCCCCGACGACGACGGCCGACGACGGGGCCCGGTACCGACTCGCACAGGCACGCAACGCCGCCGCCCTCCACCGGCAGGGCCTGATCAGCGACAGTGAGTTGAACGCCGTGATCGGTGCCGACGCCGAGGCCCCCGCCGCCGACGAGGACGCGCAGCGCACCACCCGCCGCAACTCCCTGCTGAACCTGCTGGACCGCCTCGACCTCACCCGCACTCTCACCCCCGAGGAACGCACGCTCCTCCGGCGACACGTCGAGGCCGAGACCCGCGAGCACGACACTGCGCGCTCCGTGGCCCGCTCGAACCTGCGGCACGTCAAGACGCTCGTCCCCGAGCTGGAGAACGCTGACCGGATCCGGGCCGAGGTGCAGCGTGACCGCGACCAACACGCCGCCGCACTCCGCGACATCCTCAGCACCTTCGCGCTGGCCCGGGCAGAGAACGGCGCGGTGCTCGGCTACACCGGTCCCACCGTGGACCCGGAGCAGTTCGAGCGGTGGCGCAGCGTCGTCGCGCCGACCGTCGAACGGCCATGGTGGGAAACCGTCGCCGAGGTGCGCGCCGAGCTGGAGCAGGCACAGGCCGCCATCGAGCGCGTGCGCGCCCTCGCCGACCGATGGGACCGCGACGCACCGCCGCCCGGGAACCGACCCCTGACCGAACTGCGCGCCGCCCTCGACGGCACCGAGCAGCCCACCACGGAGGCATGACCATGCACTACCTGATCACCCTCGGCTTCCTCGCCGCCCTGTTCCTCGCGCTGCCCTGGCTGGCCATCGCCTTCAACCGGTACTGCGACGCCGTCAACCGGCTCATGGCCCGACGCCGCGCCAAGCGCTGACGACGCAGGCTAGACGCCCCGTCACCCCGCCCGACGACGGCCGGAGACGGGGCGTCGTCATCAGTCCATGCCCTTCCAGATCCGCCACGCCCGCGACCGATCCGTACCGATCAGCCGACCGATCTCCGGGAAGTCCAACCCCTGACCGACGTGCAGGGAGTCCACGGCCTGTTGCCGGATCTCCTTCGCCAACGTCCGCTCACCCGGCCACTCCCGCAGCACCAGGCCCGCCGCCCGTGCCCGCAGCGCAGCATCCGGGATCGTCTCCAGCTGACGCAGCGCAGCGCGCACCGCCGTAAGGACCTCGTCCGCCGCTACGCGCGCCTCGTCCTGCTCGTCCGCCATACCCCGCACCTCCCCGCCGGAGCGTAGATCTGCACATCGGGCCCCGTGTCGGGTAGCCTTCACGGTGTCGGGTATCCGACACGATGCGTCACGACGGGCCGACGACGCCCGACGACGCCCCACAACTGAAGCGAGCCCCGCCGGTGTGCGACCACCGAACGAGGCTCTGACCACCGGAGAGTGACCTCCACATGGCTGCACGCAGCGTACCCAACCCCGCCCGAGACCGCGCCGTCCAGGACGCCGTCAACGCCATCGCCGTCTACACGCAGACCATCAACGACTACGGCCGGCACAGCGCCGAGGCCGAGTCCGCGCACGAGGCGGCCAAGGACAAGACCCGCGAGGCACGGGCGCTCGGCGCCACCGACGCCGACTTCGTCGCCACCCGCCCGGCGTGACCACGATGAAGACCAAGGACACCGCCACCAGCGGGCTCGGCCTGGCCGTAGGCGCCGCCGTCATCATCACCGCCATCACCGGCATCGCCTTCTGGCTGTCGTACCACCACCTTCACGACGTCGCCGCCCGCAACGGCCTCGGCATGGACCCCGCCCGAGCCTGGGCCTGGCCCGCCGTCCTCGACCTGTTCTACCTCGCAGGCGAACTCCTGATCCTGCGCGCCTCGTACCTGCGCAGCGTCGACCCCTGGGCGATCGCGCTGACCGCCGTCGGCGCCGTCGGCTCGATCGGCCTGAACGTGGCCGGCGTGGGTCCGGACGCCGCGCCGCTGGAGTACGTCGTGGCCGCGGTGCCGCCGGTGGCTGCGCTGCTGGCGTTCGGCGCGCTGATGCGGCAGCTGCACGTCTGGTTCGCCCGCCGCGCCGAGACGACGCAGGCCGCGCCTGTCGTCACCGTCGAGCGCGCCGAGGAGCAGCAGGCGCCGGCCGTGCCGCCGCGGCCCGAGCAGCCGCCCGCGCTGGAGGCCGCCGAGAAGCCGCAGCCCGAGGAGCAGCCCGAGCGACCGGCCCTCGAGGAACAAGTACGGACCATCGTCTACCGGGACCCGCGCTGCGCCGCCGTACGACCGCTGTACGACAACGGCACCCGCCCCGGCACCGCCGCCATGCGCGACGCCCTGATCGCCGCCGGACACGGCCGCGTCGGAGACTCCACCATCCGGGGCACCATCCGCGCCGAGATCGAGGAGCACGAGCCCGAGCTCGCCGACTACCCGCCGGCCATCGGCCGCACCGCGTAGGCCGCCGTGCTGCTCGCCGTGTTCTTCGTGCTCGCAGCCGTCGCCGGGCTCCTCGGCCTGGTCCTCGTCGACATCCGCACCGTGCCGCCCGTGAGCGGCACCTGCGCCCTGATCCTCACCGTCGCCGCGCTCGGCGTGGCCGTCCTCCGCTGAAGGACTCCCCGTGAACTACGTGACGTACGGCGGTGTCACCGTCGGACTCTGCCTCCTCGGCTACGAACTCACCCTCTGGTGGCCAGGCCTCAAGCCTCTGAAAAAGGACCCCATCAGGCAGGCCGCCCGGCTTCTGCCGTTCCTCCTGTCGTGGGCGTACGGCTGCCTCACGACACTGGGCATCGCCGGACTCATCGGCACGGCGTCCAGCTCCGTCCTGGGCTTGTCCAACTGGCTGGGCGACGCCGCGTTGTTGTGGGGCGTCGGCGAGCAGCCGGGCCAGCTCGCCGCCCGCGAGACCTTCACGCCCCTCTCCGGGCCCGGGGCGTGCCTGGTGCTGATCCTCACCGCCGTACTCATCGCCGCCGTGAAGAAGGCGGGCGACGAGACCCGTGGCGAACTGAAGCGTGGCGTCTGGTGCGGGATCACGCTCGGCACCAGTGCGGGCGTGGCCGGGTTCGCCGCGGTCCCGCTCGCGCAGGCCGCGAACTGGCTCGGCGACAACACGTACGGGCGGGTGTGATGGCCCGCAGCAAGCCGGACACAGAGGAGCCGGAGCGCAGCGCGGCGGCCGGCGGATGCGTCCTCGTCGTGCTCGGCGGTGTGCCCCTGGCGGTGCTGTGGGCCCTGTCGGACGTGGCCGGTGTCCTCGCCGTGTGGGTGGTCGGCGTGGCCGCGGTGTGGTGGTCGGCCCGCCGCCGCGTGTCCGATTCGTCCGCCACTCCCCCACCGCAGGAGCAGCGCCCCTCCTGCCGCGAATGCGCAGGTCACGAGCTTATCGGCGTGACCCCTCTCGAAGGCCAAGAGGGGATGTTGATCTACACGACCGCGCCCCCGGACCGGCCCAACCACACCCACGTTCACGTCGTCCCGGGGGAGGTGAACGCGTGATGATCCGTCGTCTCCTCGCCGCCCTCGGGTACGAGCAGCCGCCGCTCGACTACTGCCCCAACTGCGCCGGGCACTACCCGCCCTCGCACTTCCCCTGCACCTGACCGCACCCCTAGAGCAGGATGGAACCATGAGCGAAACCCGCACCGTCGCCCTCGCCGACGTCCTCAGCGTCACCGGGGACCGGCTCGTCTCCCGCCGTCACATGGACGGCATCTACGACCTGCTGCGCACCATGACCGGACAGGACGTCTTCACCCACCAGCTCGGCGACGTTGCTGACGCCGTGGCGCCGGTCCTGATCGAGCAGCATCCGTTCCTCGCCGACCTCAAGCCGCCGCAGGGCGCCGATGCCCCGGACCTCATGGCGTGGCTCGTCGAGGCCGAGCGGGTGCACGGCGAGACGCTGGACGTCACGCCCATCCCCGACTGGAAGCACCGCGACCCGATCGAGGACGCTTGCGACAAGGTGGGCGCGGACAGGGTGTTCCTACCGTTCGCGAAGGACTGACCCCGTTGTCAGACCCTCCCCGTACAGTCGCAGACACATATCCGCGTCTCTGGCTGCGACGCACTCCGGGCCCTCGCCTAGATCCCCAGGGGCGAGGGCCCGGCCACGTTCCCCGTGCGACACTGCCCCGACCACCACCGCCGCCGGGAGGGGACCCGATGCCGGAGATCGTCACACGCCGCAAGATGGGCTGGATCGCCCTCGGCTTCCACTGGACCATGCTCATCTGCACTGTGGGGCTGTGGACGCCGTTCTACCTCGCCGCCCGCCGGCGCCGCGTCACCGTCACGTACATCCCCGACGGCTACAACGGCCCGGTGCCCGGCCAGCAGTAGACCGTCACAGACTGGCCCCTGCCGACTTCCGGGCGGCAGGGGCCTCTGCATGCCCGGCGAATTGCAGCCCCCAAGATCCTGGCCGCCCGAAAATCCGTACCTTCCTGCCCAGGGAGGTGACATGGCGCGGCGGCACGCAGACCACGACATCGGCCTTGTGCGACAGCACGAGGTCGTACGTCTGCGCACCCAAGAGCGCATGCAGTTCCGGCAGATCGCCGCTCACCTCGGATGCGACGTGAAGAACGTCTACCAGGCGTGGAAGCGGGGCGTGGCCGAGCTCGCCGCGCAGGCCGCCGAGGCGCACGGCGAATACCTCGGCGAGCAGCTGGCCAACCTCAGCATCGCGATCGACTCCCTGATGCCCAAGGTCATCAAGGGTGACGTCCGCGCGAACGAAGCCCTGGTGAAGCTGTTCGACCATCAGGCCAAGCTGCTCGGCCTGTACGCCCCCGTGAAGGCCAACGTCACCGTCACCGACGAGATGACCGCCCGCATCAAGGCCCTCGCCGACGAGATCGCACAGCTGGAGGAAACGTGACAGAGCCCGTACC